CAACGGCGACTGCTACCCGCCAAGGTGTTTGCTCGCCTGTGGCTCAACCGCTGGGCGTCCGGCGGCGGCGATGCGTTAGAAGAGGCCGATATTCTCGCTTCCCTCACACAGGCTGCACCGCTCGCGATCGCGGAACCCGGCTGGGTGTACGTCGCTGGCTTGGATCTTGGGCTAACTCGCGATGCAAGCGCCCTCGTGATCCTGGGGCGACACGTTGGCTACGCGGAGCGCGTCCCACGTCCACGGCGGCAACGCATCCTGACGGCAAAGCAACGTTGCCTCATCGACGCTGGTGTCTTCAACGCACCGGCGGAAGAGGCCGACTACGACGTCCGCTATCACGAGGCCACGGGACGGCTGCGGGTCGCGGCGGTTCGGATCTGGCGTCCGGAAGGTCGGAAGGTCGAAATCGAACCAATCGAAAACGAAATCGTCGCCATGCACGAGGCGTTCGGCTTGTCGGCTGTCTCCTACGATCCTTGGCAGGCGGAGTATCTGGCGGAGCGTCTTGCGAAACGGAATCTCACCACCGATCCGGTTATGTTTGTGCCCCAGAATCTTCAATCGATGGCGCAGGCCACGATGGAGGCTTACGGGAATCGGCTGATCGATTCACACGAGGCCCCGGACCTGTTGGCCGATCTTCGCGCACTCCGCATCGTCGAAAAGTCGTACGGGATTCGTCTCGACTCACCACGGGGCAACCGAGGCCACGGCGATACCGCGACCGCGCTGGCAATCGCGCTCCACTCAATCAAGCGATTCTCCGCCGTGCGACGGGCCGCGCGGATCGATCGTCCGTTAGTGCTCTACCCGTCTTCTCAGCACTCCCACGAGGCCGGGCGTCCCGGTGTCGTTTCACATATTCCAGAAAGGTCAGAAAATGAAGATTGCAAATACGCTACGTCAGTGGCTTAAGTCGAATGCCGGGGTCGATGATTCGGCGACAGAAGTGGAAATGAAAGGCGCGACCGCGAAAGCGATTCGTGAGGGCACGCTCACGGTCAAGATGTTTGCCGATCTACAGGGCGGCGATACGTCACTCTCACACGTCACGCCCGATATGTTGTTCGGCAGTGGCGACGATCACAACGGCCACAAGGCCGGACTCTCGACGACCAAGAGCATCGGCCGACACGTCAAAACCGGCGAGCCGATGCGGGACGAGCGAGGCCGTGAGGCGATGAGCCAATCGGAGCACGAGGCCAGCAAGGCCGGCGCTTTTCTCAAGCACCTGGCAGCGCGTGGCGGCTCGGGAATCTCACTGACCAAGGATGATCGCGATCTGCTGGACGAGTGCTACCAAGACCGCTGGTGTGGCAAGTTCCAATCGCACTATTTGGCTGGACTTCCCGGCTCAAACGTGAAAGCTGTATTGAACGATGCGGTGTCCGGCGGCGCGGAAGTCGTTCCAGAATGGTTCGACGACAATCTGATTACGTTCCCGTTGCTCACCGGCGAGCTCTTCCCGTTCGTTGACTTGCGGCCGGTGCCTCGCGCCAACAGTGTCGAGGCCGCCAGCGTGGGTAATCCAGATGTCACCTGGGGCACCAGCGAGGGCACCGAGGTCTCGTTATTTTCGACCGCGTCGCTGATCGCGGAAATCAACACGAGCATCTTCGCGGTCACGGTCGCGCTGGAAGTTGGTCGCGATTTTCTCGCCGATGCGGCGGCGGATGTTGGCAGAACCTTGACCGAAAATATCGGCCAGAAGATGAGCGCCGAACTTGATCGCGTTATCGGAACCGGGAACGGCACCAGTGAACCGCAGGGGCTCACCAATGCGTCGGGCATCGGCACTGTGAACGCCGACAACGGCGCATTGGGACCGCCGACACTCCCGGATTACGAGGCGTTGATGTTCGCGATCGGCAAGCAGTATCGCGCGAAGGCCATGCGTCCGGCCTTTGTGTCGAACGATGTCAGCTACCGTCGATCGCGAGCCATCACTGTCGATCCGAGCACGCCCAGCACGGATCAAAGGCCGGTGCTCGGCTTGGATGCGGTCAACAGCTACATGACGCTCGACTGGCCACATCGCATCCAGGGCGACATCGGGAACGCCACCGCGATCTTCGGCGCGTTGTCTCGCTATCGCATGTATCGCCGTCAAGGCTTCGAAGTTCGCTGGGAATTCGGCGGCAAAGAGTTGGCTCGCCGAAATCTCGCTTTGCTCATCGTCCGTGGCCGCTTCGGCGGTCGCGTGATCGACGCCAACGCGTTTGCGAAATGGACAGACGGCCAAAGCTAGGAACTCCCTGGTTGAAGTCGCGGCTCGCTGTCTCGTCGATGGCGAGCCGCGCATTTTTTTCATCGAACAATACAGGACGCGAAACATGAACACAATCGAAATCGAAATTGACGGCAAGCGAAACGAGGCTTTCCACTTTCGTCCACTGGGGCGCAACGTCCGGGGACGCTTTGATTTGACGCGAGAAACTGAACCGCTGGCGATGATGAAGCGGAACGAATACCCGTTGCCGATTCCGTCACAGCGGCTTGGCTTGGATCTGGAGAGCGGCGAGGGCTACGTAGCGGAGCCGTTGCACGACATCGAACACACTGCGGTGCGCGATGTGATCGAACGGCGCGGATTCAAGCTCCCGGTGGATCGCGAAGCATTCGCGGCGGTTCACGTGCCGACGTGGCTCTTTTGGATTCGTCGCGCCGTTGAATCCGGGCTCGCTCGTGTGGTGAAGGGCGAGCTACCGGCCACCATCGAGGGCGAACCCCAAAAGAGTTTCATCACGAAACAGCCGGAACCGAAAACGGATGACCGGCTCGTGGCGGCAATCGAACGTCAGAACGAACTCATGGCCGCGCTGTTGGCTCAGTTCGCCAGCAAGAAGTAGGTGAGCGATGTTTGCATGGTTCCGAACACTGGCGGCCGAGAAGACGGCGCACGACATCACGCGCCGAAAACTGCGCGTCGCAGAAGCCGAGATTGAATCTCTCGCGGCGGTGATTGCTCGCGATCGTCAACGTGTTGCTGCCGAGACGGCGGTATTTGCAAGGCAGCAAGTAGAAAGCGAGGGAACCAATGGACGCACTCGCTAACGCGTTCGCCAAGTCGTCAGCGATGTACGCCAACGCAAAGGCGAGTATCTCGCTCCCGCGCCTCGATTCACTCGCCACCGGCGGCACGATTGGCGATACTCGCCCGATGCCCAGCGGAGCCCGTGAGCTGTCGGGCCACTTTCGCGGCTGGGTGTGGGCGGCAATCAGGCTCATCGCCACACGGGCGGCCGGTCAAACGGTCTGCGTTGCGAGACGTCCGCGCGGCCCAGTGGATAGGAAAGCACTCGGGCAAAACCTGGAACCGCTGGAATCGCATCGGCTGCTCGATGTAATCGCGGACCCGAACGACCTGGGGACACAGTGGACCTTGATGTTCTCCACGGTGGCGAGCCTTGAGCTCACCGGCCGTTCGCTCTGGTGGGCAACTCAAGAGGATGGCGAGGATCGACTCTTTCACCTGCCTAGCCATTGGATTCAATCTACCGATCGCAAACGAACCGTGTGGAACATCCGACCCGATGGCGCGACCGAGAGTTTTCCGATCCCCGGTGACGAGGTCATGCACGCGTATTATCCTGACCCGAGCGACCCGATGGGGTGCATTTCACCACTGGGTCGCATCATTGACGGTGTTTTAGCAGACGAATCAATCAGCACCGCGCAACGGGCCGCGTTTGAAAACGGCATTTTCCCCAAGGTAGTGCTGACCGCAGGCCGGATGCCAAGCGACCCGGTCACCAAGTTGCCGGGCGAACGTCCAATGTTGGAAGACTGGCAGCGACGAGAACTCATCGAAGCAATCCGCACCGTCTACCGTGGCTCACTGCGAGCCGACGAGCCATTTATCATCGACGGCATGATCGAAAACATAACGAAGCTGAGCAACACGATCGCGGAAATGGACTTTCTCGGTTCATCCAAGTTGACGAAATCCCGTGTGCTGCAAGGCTTCGGAGTATCGCCGATCTTGCTCGGGGAAGTCGAGGGCGCTAACCGAGCATCGGCCACCGTCGCCGATGAGATCTTTGTGAGCAACAAAGTCAACCCGCTGCTCACTCTGCTCTCGCAAAGCATGACCGAATGGTTAGGACCGTTGTACTCGCTCCCCGGTGAGCGGCTAACAGTGTGGATTGAACCAGCTGTTGCCCATGATCCCGAGTTGGTGCTGAAGCGATGGCAGGCTGGCGCGGGTTTCGGCTACGTGACCCCGAACGAATTCCGACGTGCCATGTTGAACTTGCCCGACATCACCGGCGGCGATGAGTTGATTGAGCCAGCGGTGCCGCTGAAAGGTTTCGATCCATACTCGCTCGCGAGTGCATGATGTCGCTGGAGCAATACAAACGCCAGCACCGACGTTACGAGCGGCAACTCGCCAGCGTGATCGCTTCCACCTTCACCGGCCAAGCGGCTCGTGTGGCGGCGGAGCTGGCCCTCTACGACACAATTACGGCAGACACGATCGACCACGTGTTTCGCGTTGACGACGAGCACGTGCGATTCATGGCGGCCATCCGAACGCCACTATCGAGCATCATGGCCGACAGTGCCTATCGGGAATGGAAGCGGCTCCACCCACAAAAGCCGACGACAGGCAAAGCATGGGGCACGGAGCTGGTGTCGGGGCTGTGGGACAAGTTGCCACGGCGCTTCCTGCGATTCATTCGGCTTGCACTCGATGAACTGGAGGCGCAGGAATATTGGCAAGAGATCCAAGCGGCGACGTCGAAGCGGCTCACCTCGCTCGTCCGCACTGGCTTGGCGGATGGCGAGACGACGCGCAACATCGCGAAGTCAATTCAGAAGTGGCTTGGTGGACCTGAGTCGAAGGCGCGGGCACTCGCGATCGCTCGAACTGAAGTCAGCGGGAGCATGAATGCAGGCCACTACGCGACACACCAGGGGCTCGCCGAGCAAGGCGTGATCGTGGCGAGAGTTTGGAGTGCGGTTCGCGATAAGGATACACGATATACCCACACCGAGGCCGATGGGCAGGTGGCGAAGAACGGCGCGAACTTCATTATCGGCGGGTATGAGGCAAGGTATCCGGGCGATGTGAATCTACCGGCGGCGGAGCGAGTGCGGTGCCGGTGTCTGGCTACGGGGAGGATTGATTAATGCCGGACCCAGCGCCACTAGATCCATTGGAAACAATCAGCAAGCTCGGGAGCGCGGCGGCGTTCGCGGGCTATCTGTTCTGGCTGATTCTGAAGAAGCTCAAACGGATCGGCCGTGCGGTCGACCGGCTCAAGAGGCGATTGAAAAGAAACGAGGCCGACGATGAAGATAACGACGAGTGAGAAAGTGATTCTGGCAGTGCTGGCGTGCGCCATGGTGTTCGCTTGGTGGTAGAGGTGCCGGGGAAGATCGACAAGCACTCCCTGATTGACGCGGGCATCGGCTGGGTTGATGATGCG